ACTATTGGCCTCCTACGGGAGACACCCTTTAGTCATGACGGTCTGGAGAGACAGACAAAAAATAACAACAAAAAAAAATTCTAAGCGCTTAGAGAGACCATTGACAAATTTCTCTCTTTACTATTGTGGCTAACTCAATTGTTACTTCTGTAGGCTCGATTAATAATACGAGCGCTACTCCTCTTGCTCTTGGTACCGCTTATGATACCAAGTACGCTACTTACCTGAAGCTGTTTTCGGGTGAGATGTTCAAGGCCTATGAATCGGCAACGATGGCCAAAGGAACTGTGCAAAGCCGTACCCTGAAGAACGGTAAGGCAATGCAGTTCATCTTCACTGGCCGCATGGAAGCTGCCTATCATGAACCCGGTACTCCGATTCTTGGTAGTGGTGATCCTCCGGTGGCTGAGAAGACCATTGTCTGTGATGACCTGCTCATCAGCTCTGCCTTTGTGTATGATCTGGATGAGACCCTGGCTCACTACAGCCTGCGTTCTGAGATCGCTAAGAAGATCGGCCACGCTCTGGCTGAAGCTTACGACAAGAAGATCTTCCGTCAGATCGCTAAGTCTGCTCGTGAAGCTCACCCCATCACTGCTGCTCCTGGTCCTGAGCCCGGCGGTTCTGTGATCCAACTGGGTGTGCAGAAAGAGTTTGATGCTCAAGCCCTTGTGGATGCCTTCTTTGAAGCTGCATCTATCATGGATGAAAAGAACCTGCCTAAGCAAGGTCGTATGGCTGTGCTGTCTCCTCGTCAGTACTACGCTCTGATCTCGCAGGTGAGCAGCAACATCCTGAACCGTGACTACGGTAACACCTCCGGTAACCTGCAGTCTGGTGAAGGCCTGTATGAGATCGCTGGTATTCCTATCAAGCGTTCTAACAACCTGCCCTTCCTGGCTGGTAGTATCTCTTCCGTTAACGGTGAGAACAACAACTACTCTGGTGACTTCAGCACCCACTGCGGTCTGATCTATCACAAAGATGCCGCTGGTGTTGTGGAAGCTATTGCTCCTTCTGTGCAGACCACCTCTGGTGATGTCTCCGTGATGTACCAGGGTGACTTGATCGTGGGTCGTCTTGCTATGGGCTGCGGTACCCTGAACCCCGCTGCTGCTATTGAGCTGCAGTCGGCTCGCTCCTGATAAAGGAGAAAGCTAATGGGACTCGCTACTGTTGATGGTGTTGGTGTAACTACTAGCCAAACCTATAATCAACGCCCCCCTATTGAACCCGGTCGTGAGGGTGGTACTGTTGTTACCGTAACACGTCTTACTGCTGGCACTGGCCAGACTGCTGGCACTAAAGCAACTACCGTTAACAACATCAATGGCAGTGGCTGCACCCTCACTACTACTGTTGTGACTGGTGCAGTAACTGATCAGACTGTTGCTGCTGGTGGTGATGGTTACCGTGTTGGTGATGTACTGTCGGTTGCTGGTACTACTGCTGCCACCTTCCGTGTTGATACTGTTTCTTATACCAACTGAGGTAATTTATTATGGCTAATCCTACTGTTGCTGCTGGTGGTAACGGTGTTGCTGGTAACGTTAACTTCGCTACCCGCACCCGTACTGGTGCTTACGACACTACTTCCTACACTACTAATGGCGACCTGGCTGTCTCTGACAACCACGCTGTTCGTCGTTCTGTGTCCCGTACTCACGGCACCTCTACCGCCTCTGGCGTGTTTTCGGAGACCCAAAGTCTTCGCTTTGCTTACGTTGGTGTTGAGGCCGATTCTCCGGCACTTGACGCCATCCGTACTGCTGCTTAATTAGATATATCGGGGAGTCCTAAGTGGCTCCCCTTTTTTTTATTTCCCTTTTTATATAACGTCATTGTTATGCCGTATACCAATAACGCTCAGGCTGAGCTTCAAGCTGTTAATGAAATTCTGGCGTCTATTGGTCAGGCGCCTGTTACCACCATTGAGGCACAAACCGTCACGTATGAGGATGGTTCGATTGTCGAGACTGTAATCAACCCGGAAGTTGCAATTGCATACGAGACCTTATCTCAAGTCTCACGGGAGGTACAGGCAGAAGGCTGGACATTTAATAAAGAGTTTGAGTACCCTATGACTCCAGACTCTAACGGCTACCTTTCCATAACTGGTAGTATGATACAACTGGATCTCAGTAACCTACTTGAGAACAGTACCTACGACACTGTTGTTAGAAATAGTAGGTTGTACGATAAGGTTGGACATACTGATATCTGGGACACTACTAAGACTTATAAGGTTGATGTGGTGTGGTATTACGACTTTATTGATCTTCCCCAAGTATTCAAAGATTACATCACTGCACGTGCTGCTACTCGTTGTGCTATTCGATTGGTTGGTGATGTGAATCTTACCCAAGCACTATCATCTTTTGAAACATGGCGTAGGGCTAACTGCATTGAGTATGAATGCAGTGAAGGTGATTACACTATGTTTGGATTCAAACAAGGTGATGGTTATTACAATAGCTACAAACCATTTAAGGCACTTGCACGATGACAGCAGTTTCTCAACGTATTCCTAACTATATTGGTGGTGTCTCCCAACAAGCTGATGAGAAGATGGTGTTGGGGCAAGTTAAAGATGCACTGAACTGCTACCCTGACATTACCCTTGGTATGTTGAAGAGGCCTGGTGGTAAGTTTCTTGGTACTCTTAGTGGACTTACTGCTAACACAGCTAACTCTGCTGCATGGTTCAGTATGTTTAGGGATAACCAAGAGAAGTACATTGCTAGTATCTCCTCTGCTGGTGTCCCTAAGGTATGGAACATTTTGAATGGAACTGCTGCTACTATTACCTACCCAGCTGGTAAGCAAGCAGCTATTGAAAGTTACCTGACTGCTACTGATTACCGTAGCATCAAGACTCTTACTATTAACGACTTCACCTATATCGTCAACAGTGAGAAGCAAGTAACAGCTAAAGCAGCTCCTACGTATAGTCTTAAGCGGCAAGCAACTCTTGTTGTTACAGCTGTTGAACATAACGTTACTTATAGCGTCACCATAGGTACTACTACTTTCACTTATACTACACCTGGACCAGGTGGTGGAGGTGGAGGTGGTGGTACCTTGACTGTATCGCAAGTGATGCTTGGTATATTTAACTCTATCACTTCTGGGTTTGCTACCAAGACTATTATTGACAACACAATCTATCTTACCTTTAACTCAGACACTAGTGTATCGGGTGTTGCTGGACCTACTGGTAAAGATCTTCGTGTTTTTCAGGATTCAGTTAGTACGTTTTCTAGTCTACCAGAACAAGCCTATAATGGGCAAATTGTAAAAATCAACAATACCACAGCTAATCAAGATGACTTTTATTTGAAGTTTATTGGTACTACTAGTGGGACTGCTGGTACTTACAGTCAAACTACAACTACAGTAACAGTCACTACTGCTGTTAACCATGGTCTAACTACTGGTGCATTAGTTAACGTAGCGTTTTCTAGTGGCACTGGAGTTCCTGGTACATATTCAGTAACAGTTACTAGTCCAACCGTATTCACTTACACTGCAAATACTAGTCAGACAACTAGTGGTGATGTTGTTGTCTCTAATACATCTAATGTTGGGTATTGGGAAGAGACTATTGCTCCTGATGTAAGCACTGGTTTCAATGAGGACACAATGCCTGTTGTTCTTATTCGTACTAGCCTTAGTCCTCTTACCTTTAGGGCAACATTCCTTGATGGTTCTGAGAGTTTCAACAACCTACCGTTGTTGTGGGAACCACGTCTTGTAGGTGATGAGGAGACCAACAGTCAACCTAGCTTTGTTGGTAAGACCATCCAAGATATCTTCCTTTATAACAATCGTCTTGGGTTCCTCACTGAGGATAATGTATCGATGTCCCAAGCTGGGGATTACTACAATTTCTACAATAAATCAGCTACTACACAAACAGCAGCTGACCCTATTGATTTGAGTTGTGCTAGTGTTAAGCCAGCTATTATCCGTTCGGTACTACCCATCACCCAAGGTTTGCTGTTGTTTAGTGATAGCCAACAGTTCCTGATGGAAGCTGAGAACGGAGCTTTTACACCTGCTAATGTTACCATCAATGCTATCGCTAACTACGAATGTGATCGTTACATCAAACCAGTTGATCTAGGTTCTACTGTACTGTATGTCAGTCGTAACCAAAGCTGGGCTAGGGCATTTGAGATCTTTACTAGGGGTCAGCGTAACTCACCTACTGTTACTGAAACCACAAAGATTGTCCCTGAGTGGATGCCACAGACAATCACAGAGGCCGTAGGAAGTGCCCAGAATGGCCTGTGGGTGGCCTCTAGCCGTACCTCAAGGTATATGTACCTCCATAGGTTTTACGAGCAAGGAGAGGAGCGTCCAATGGCCTCCTGGATTCGCTGGTATCTACCAGATAACGTTATCCATACAGCCATTCAAAATGATATCCTTTACGTATTGACCAGCGGCACCAATGGCTATCAAGTCACTCAGTACACACTAGTACTAGCACCAACAACTGGTGGTCTTATTAATAGTCTTGGTAACTATGTTGATCCTTATTTGGATGCATGGTGTGAGGTAACTGATAACTTTATTGTATCACCAACACCACCTACTGCACCAACATACGATCAAGTTAATAACACCACAAAGGTATACCTACCTACATACTTTAACACCACTAAGGTGATTAGATTTGTTGTTGGCCTGCTTAAGGTAGGCAGTCCTGGAACACAATCTGGTTACACTAACGTAGCTACACTTCTTAGTGATGGTGGTGGTACATTCTTCCACATCCCAGGTGATGTAACTGGTAACTCCATCTATGTTGGCTATGAGTACAACATGGAGATAACACTACCTAGGTACTACTACAACATGGGTGAAGTTGGTGTTGACTTTACTGGTGTTACCACTACTGCTCGTATGGCATTCTACACTGGTCTTGGTGGTGATATCTATTTTAGTATTCGGGATCGTAGTAGACCTGAATGGTTTAGTATTGGTGGTGCTCAAATTGCTGACTTCTACACAGCTGGTACATCTCCATTCCGTGATACCTTTGTCTATAAAGTTCCCATTTATCAAAGGCCAGATAACTATACGATGAAAGTAACTTCTAATACACCGTTCCCTGTTAGTCTTGTGTCTATGCAATGGGAAGGTCAATACTCACCTGGCTTCTATAGGAGGACCTGAGGATGGTTTTACCGTATTTGGCTACCTTTGCAGCTCAGGGTATTAGTTCAATCTTTAGTGGCATTGGTGGACAAGCTGAAGCCGATGCACAGAACAGAGCACTTGATGCTCAGTACAAGCAATCACTACAAGCTTGGCAGTTTGGTAAAAAGCGCCTTAAGGCTGACTACCGACACAGCATTAAGCAGTGGAACCTTGAGAAACAAAATCAAGAGACACTAGCTAGTTGGAAAGACCAAACTAACTTACAGAACTACCAGCAAGAACTAAAGATCCAAGACTTTGAATATGCTTCTCAAATGAAGCAATATGCTAAGTCACAGCAGATCTTTAAGCAGCAGCTTACCTTTAACCAGATGGCACAAGCTGCTGCCAATGAAGCTGAGTACCGTAAGCTAGAAGATTCCATGAAGGAACTAGCTTTCCAAAACCAAGATATTATTATCAGAGCACTTCAAAGTGAAGGTGCTGCTGCTGTTAAAGGACAACAAGGACGTAGTGCAGAAAAGGGAGAACAGAAAGAGTTTGCAGCTCTTGGTCGTAACCAAGCTATGCTTGCTGAGTCACTGTTAAGTGCTAAGGCAGATACTGCTGCTACACTACGTAAAATTGCTAACGATAAATACGGCGCTGATCTTGCTGCTCAAGCAAGCGTTGCGCTTATGCCTGATCGTATGCCCAGACCGCCTGAGCCTCTCGCTACACCACGTGTTGACTTCCTCAAGCCACGTAGACCTAAGCGCTTTGACTTCGGTCCCAAACCTATTAGAGGCGCTGCTGCATCGTCTGCTGGATCTTGGATTAGCGCTGCTGGTAGCATTGGTGCAGCTGCTGCTGGTGGTATTGGAAAAGTCTGGTAAGTTTAACACATAAAATAACTAAAAATGGATCAAATTAGTTACAGAGGGTACGCCCGGAGTTTAGGTTTCGATCCTATTAAAGCACCAACGGAAGGTCTTGCTCGAATGCAAGAACGCGACAACCGTATCATACGTGGTATGGAGGAAAACCGTAGGGCTGTTAAGGAGGTAAGAGACGAGTATGGTGCAGGTCTTGAACGGAAGTTTAGCCTTGAAGCTAGGGACCGTGATCAGAACTATGCATGGGAAACAAAACTAGCTGAGAACAGACAGAAGGCTATTGGTATTAATGCACAGACATTGATCCAAAGCGAACTTCAACGTGGTAAGAATGCAGCATCTGCACTAGAGAGTCTTTCTAAGTTCAGCACCACTCTTGCTGATGGTATTACTGAGTACCGTAAGCAACGTGATGAAGCTGATAAGATTCAAGGTGCTTACCTTGTAGCATCTGGTCAGATCTCCCAAGAAGAGATCCGTAATACTCTTATTGCTAAGACACTTCTCAAGAGTTCAGGTGAAGCTACTAACCAAATTGTTGGTGAACTACAACAACGTAATGCTAACCCTTATCTTGTTAGTAACCTAGCCTCTAGTAATAAGGCACTCCACGTTGGTATGATGGAGGCTTATGCTAGACAGACACTTAATGGTTATCCAGCTTGGGCACAAAACAAGCTAGATGAACTAGGTCTTAGCACTGCTGAACAACGCCTAGCAGCTGCCCCTCAGTTGCTTGGTGAATTCCTTAAAGAGAATGGTCTACTTGATATCAAACCAACTGCT